TGAAATCGGGACTACATGTGGCTAGTGAATTGGTTAAGTTTTGGGATAGGTATGGGTACAACGGGTACATGGGTGATGTAGAGGATGTGGGTGGAGATAAACCTGTAGATGTGTATTCGTATGTCAACGTTGACGAAGTAACAAATCTTACAAATCATTCAGATGCGCTACCTGGGATGGTGCTGGGTTATCTGGTTAACGGTGAAGCGTTATACACCGCGTTGATGCCATTGTGATTTCGGGAATTATATATTAGTTGTAATAAAATGAAAAGGTGGTTAATCATTCTTACAATTGTATTTACGTTAGTTGGTATTGTCATTGTCTACTTTGACTGGGATAGAACCATTCGTCTGAGTATGTCATCAATAAATGACCTCATAGACGTGTACAGCATGAAACCGAAGAGCGAGACCAGACGTGTGGTCGCCGTTATAGACTGTGATGATGGTGTGAATAATGGCAACGTGTGCAACAAGACGCTCAAATCTATCCTTGATCAGTCTATGCGCCTTCACGACATCGCGGTGCAGACAAACACTCCCAGAAAGATAGACCAAGGCCTCTTGAAGGTTGTATCGCTCCACAGACCAGGCACTGAACTAGTGCGTGAAATGGAACGTGATACAATCATTCTTAAATTAAAGAATGGGGTTGAATATCCATTTGATTATGTAGAAAACCAGCTCGAAATAAGAGAATAAATGTAGATGCAGCCTTTCCTATTCATTACTTCATGAAGTAATGAATCTACTCATTCTAGAAGGTTGGTGTAAACTTCCAGCCAAGTCTATTAAAAAGATTCTTACATATGTTATCATGGAACTTTTTCCTGTCGATTGTCTTTAAAACGGTAAAGTTTTCAATCTTGCATGGGTGTCCATGGCGTTTGAGCAATTGAAAGAGGAGATATTGGACATTCATAAAATTCTTCCTATCCAGTTCCTCTTCTTTATCCTTACCGTGTATATTGTCATAAAAAGATACAAGCTCTTTGAAATCATCAATAAGCCGGTCTTCGAGGTAGCCAATATCATCGACTCTGTTGCTTGTCAACGTAAAATATATTAGGTTTACATTTTCATAGTGTTTGGTATACCTCTTTTCTCTGAGAAACATCATTATTTGGTTACGTGTAATCTTTGAATACTTGATGTGTTTGGGTAGTGATGAGTCTACCGGATCGGTGACGAGTAACTTATAATCTTTGAACATTGAATCTAAATATTCATATATCTTCTCTGGAATTTTACAATTCTGTTTGCCTTGGTATTGTTTGATACAGTCTTGAAAGTGGAGAATTCTGTTGTAAATAAATTTACCTACTACGTTGACGCGGGTGTAGTCTTTGTGAGTGATACCCGTCTCGATTGCATACTGTTGGGTAGAGCAATTGAGGCAGGTCTTCCTATTAAACTCATCTATCTCAAATTTATTCTCATCTACGTTCTCACATGATGGACAGTAAGAGTTCAGGTTAATGTAGTCTACCTTCTCGGGATTGGGTGGTATATCAATATCCCATTCTTTTGTTTTAGCCATATGTCTTACGATATCAAGAAAAGCTATAATTAGCTCATTCTTCCTTCTTAGTATAGGTAGATTGTCTTCTTTCACGTGTGATATGGGTTTCTTGAGTATGTTGGTATATTCAATGATCAGCGCATGAGTGCGCATAAAGAAAAGCGCGCGAAACGTCTTTTTTTCGTTCACGACTGATTTTTTCAACGCCTGCAGTTCTTCATATACACCAAGGTCTAAATGATACGAGTCGTCGAGTAGTAAGCTATCCAGGAGTTGTATTTTCTCCTCGTTGATTATATCCTCCTTTTCTATTTTTTTTAGGACGGCTGAGTTGAGGGCCAAAATATTTATTGACATCTTTTCATAACCCCGTGTCGCTTTTTATCTCATTACAAAATCTATACTACGTCACTGGTTTCAGTCCTAGAACTATATTCAATCCAGTCATTGTATTCTGCTAATGTATATTATTTACTTATCATTCAAGGTTCTGAAGCAGGGCTTCTAACGTGGGACGTATTTGCTCATTTAGTTCATTATCTTCCCATGACTTGCGTTCTGTGAATTCGAAAGCTTTGACCTTGATACAATTGTCGGGTTGGGTCGAGTACACTTCGGGATGATCATCTATGATGTAAGTCCTATTCATGTCAAATCTTGCAAGTGCAAACTCATCCTTTAGAATATCGAGCGCCTTCTGAGAGCCACGGATGCGTTTTGATTTCTTACAATGGTATGAAAATAGAATGTAGTCGAGCTTACGCTCTGGGTGATCTTTCAGTATGAACTCGTGGATAATAAACAGAGCATATGATTTGGAGGCCGCTGTCCAAATACTAACATTAAAGTTTTCAAATAAGAAATCTAGGAATTCCTGGAGACCAGGTCGTTCGAAAACCTTGTAAATGTTTTCCATGTTTTCCCATCTGAATTGTTTCATTCGTGGTTTAAAAATGGGTTTTTCCTCTTCTTTGGATATTGAGCATATGAGTGTATTGTCCAAATCAAGGAGGATGTTGATATGTTTGGGCGCGTTGAATCCTTTGGGGTACGATGTTACTTCGTGCATCTTTTTCTAAGATGTAGATAAGATCCATAGACCATCAGAAGATTTTCAGATATCAATAAAAAGATGATAACAAGATTCCTTATAGCTTCTCTCCTTGTAATACTATTGATTAGCGGGTTATACAAGGTTTCATGTGAAAAGGAGAAAAAGAATAAATTAGAAATGCTTGGTGCAACTCGTGAAGAGTTAGGTAATAGCGAGCAGGCTGTGATTGAGTGTAAACTAGCCGTTAGGAAGATTGAAGATGAGATAGCATCTCTCAGGGATAAGATTGTTGAAAAAAAACTTATCGAGTTAAGAGAGTGTAAGGCTGTGTTTGATAGTAAGATTAATGCATACAAACTTACTCACACTGCTGCTACCGGCACTACCCCTTCGAATAGCCAAATTGAAGCAATGAAGAGACGATTAGGAATTACCATTTAATAACATTACATTTATAACCTTTCAGGTTATAAATAATACCTACTTGATCACTTGTATAAAATTATCTTGATAGTGACACCCTTCTTCATGCTACCCCAATTACCAGAACGACTCATTTCTACAAATGTAAATTGATCTTGTTCATTCAGAGCCAACACGTGTATTTCCTTCACGTTAACATTATTTTTGAGGGTGTTGACAATGTTATTCTTTACCTCATCAGATGTCATTATGTTAAAAGGTTTGACGATAGGACACGAGTTACCTTTGCATTCAACCTTCTTAGGTAGACAATTGTAGAACTCCATAGCCTTGCTAAGCTGGGTACTCATACCATGGTAGGGGATAATTAATACTTTCATTTTTCTCTTCTTAGCATACACATAACTCTCTAATTTTTTCTATTCATTCTTTACTTTCACGTCTATTCGTAGTAAATCACCTTTCTTTGTATGAACGATAAGAGCCTTTTCGAGTCCCAACATCTCAGGTCCCAGCTCCTCGTGTTCATACATGAGGAAAGGTCTGGCCTCATCTGTGTAACATTCGTTGTATCCCTCGTCCACGACGGTTTCAATCTCATCCTCGCGCTTCTTCACAATCAGTTTGACCTTCTCACCCATAATGTAGTGAACCAACAGAAACTTGTCATTACCAAGGGGTGTTGCGGTCTGATGCCACCACTGCTTCAGTTTAGTGACCCTCTCTCTGTACACCGCCCTGATCAACGCTTTGATGAAAAATATAACACATATGATGGTTGCCTGCCAGCTCTGTGTGATAGCATTTAGGGCCATGAACGCATCAACATGATCTTTCAAAAGAGGCCAGTACACATCTTTCACGGCAAACAAATTAATCAACGTGAATAGGTAAAATAACACAGATATGAACATTTTTCTATATATGACGGTGTTAATAAGTCCGTTACATTAATTCAATTGGAGGTGCAGACGGTACCACAGGATACAATCTCTCATAGATTGGATAGGTTTGAGGCTGTTCAAACACAGACCGTTCCTTTATTTCAATTAGGGGCGGTCTTAATCCCCTAAGAGACCTTCTGACAGTGGCTGTTTGTACTATGTCGGGTCTGCGCAGTTGGTTCTCCATAGCTGCTCCCGACATACTATCCATGCGCCTATGTCTTTGAAAAAATGCTAACGTATCGACAGATGTTGGAACAGTTTGTGTTACATTTACTGTTCCAAACGACGTGTTTATAGTGGAACTGCTTGGAACGGTGACTCTCTTACTGTCTATTGGCAACCTGTCATGAATTAACGCGATGATCTCGGCATCACTCGTACGCTCATGGACCAAATCAGAGAATGTTGAGCCACCATAGAAGGTTTTAAACCAATTGATTTTCCCTCTCACAACTATCTCTTTCACGAGCTTCTTATTATCCAGGTTTTCGGCGAGTAGCTGTGTAAAGTCATAGTACTTGTAAATTAGGTCTACGATCCATTTGTATTTATCTATCGCTCTTTTATCGGTTGTGAGGAAAGTAAACATGTTTTTCATGTTAATGTTGTACTCGTGTAAATTCTTGAGGATACTTATGACTTCTTCCTCTGACGCGCACGTGAAAAGTGCTTCCTCATCGTTATTGAAGATGGGATGTTCGCACAAGGGACACTGAGGTTTGTACATACTCTTTATGCAACTAGCGTGGAAAACGTGCTTACAAAGAAGCTTGCGGCCAGGGCCCTTGCGATTGACCCCGTAGCGTAGATCAACGAGCTTAATCTTACTCAAACAAATAGCACAGGTTGGTTGTAACTTCATTTTTATAATAAATAAAAGTAAATTTATATCATTATTGAGCCGTCAGACCATGTTTGATAAATCTATACGAGTTAACTATTCAAATGGCTAATAGAAAATGAATTTGGAAAATATAATCATGTGTACCATATGTATAGCGTCCATCGCCGTATTGGGTTACTTCATGTACATGAAGGTTTCTGCTCAGAACCAGGAGATGAACAAACTGTCCAAACGATTCGAGGCAATTGAAATGTTGTTTGCAAGACCCCCTCCCCCAGACGACCTCCACGACATGTACGGAACCAAGTACCAACACTCATCTGATCATAAAACACCCATCCTTTCCCAAAAATCACCCTGTGAGTCTGCCATGTGTGACCTTGAACCGCTTCGAATAGATGTTAATGAAGATGAATTGGAAAATATAGTGAATGCCGAACTGAGTAAGGTAATAGAGAAAGAGGCTGCAACATCGCCAAAGAGGAAGCAGATATCAAAAAATAGCGACGAGTAAAACACTACTAAATCTCTAGAGAAAAACAAGTTAAATAATTATATATTTAAAGGAGTCTAAAGATCATTCCATTTGAGTAAAATATGCTGTTATATTCTAAATTGTATGATTTACTTACATGTCGGAATAAAATTGGAAGTAAGCCAGCACTCAGGTGCAAGGTAATGGAAATATACGGTCGCAACGACAAGCTGCGATACGTTTACTTTAATACCGAGAACAATATCCCATGTCTGCTTTACATACCCTCAAAACATGAAGTTAAAATGGATATAAAAAAGTTTCTAAACTTATCAAGATGGAGAGATAATGATGTCAATTTTGAAGCTGTGTTGGCAGCTGACCCAGATTTGTCTATCGTTAAAGAAGTACGAGCCACATCATCACCTCAAGGTTTCATACATCTCATTAAACAACTGGAACCATCCCTCAAATCAATCCCTTACAAAATAGGCATCATCTCTGAAGAGTATCTGCTAGTGTTACATGGAAGTGGAGATGTTGATGTTTTCTATACCAATGGGCCAAAGGAGACCAAATTACTAGTAGTTTTGGATATTGAGACACTACTATTTAATAATGTTATTCCAGAATTGGAACGAGTACACAAGAACGTTGTCAAACTTATTAACGATTCGATTAATAGTTACTGGGACTCACTTTTAGAACTCCTCAACAAGTGCCATCAGATGAAAATAATAAGTAAGGGTAAGCAGAAACTAAATGGTCTCAGTCTTATCGACCAAAGTATGAAGGTAAGCATGACGCACAAGGCTATCAAACTAGCGCTAGAATGCTGTTTTGAAGAGGAGATTAAAGAGTGATTTTAGGGTTAAAGACAACCATGGTATAAGTAACCATGTCGTTTTTGAATGCACCTTCGAATGTATTGACACCTCCCACAACACCTGACGAATGTTCTACATTTCCACAATTTCCATCCGATACACCTGGTAAAAGCGTCATAATAGATCTCACGTTGGTTACTTTTGACGCGTACCCGCAGATCGAGTTCAGAGGTCGTAAAACTGAAGAAGGGATTTTGGTCAAGGCGGCTGATCTTATGTCCGCGTTTGAACTGAGCGCGGATTACTTGAGGACAATAAAAAGGTATCTAGCTATATACTCATTAAAGGATCTTTACAGTCAGGACTTTAATAGCATCACAGGAGTCACTGATGATGGTGAGCAATTTTCAGAATACGCCCAGTCTCATGAGCTGTTTATAAAATACAAAGGTATAGAGATACTATCTTATAACGTACCCATCCTGAATACGTTTAAACAATGGTTGGATAGCGTGATGGAATTTGACCTATATTGTTATGAGCAAGTACCATATGATGAACTTAAATGGTAATCATGTTTTTTATAACCACTAGTGGTTATAAAATTATCTAAACTACTTGTCTTTCTTGATCTCGAGCTTTTGTTCATTGACTACATTACGAGTCTTGTTGAGAAGTTGTACGATGAAGTTCTCATCATCAATTCCTTTTGAATAGAGTAAATCACGTACACGTTGCTGATGGTCTTTGTTAGAGAGATTTATTTTCTTCTCATGATTTGCCAATGAGATGTACGTGTTTGAGTCGACTCTGATGCCCTGTTCGTTTCGCTCATTGAGGTAGGTTTGGATCTCTTTTACTAATTCCACTTCCTCCTTTCTTAGTCCGTTGATCACCGTTTGATATTCCTTGAGCTTGGTCTTGATCTGAATTAACGCGTTGATTGTCGTTTCTATCGTCATCTTTTGAATACTCTTTTGAATACTCTTGTAGAGACTTTAAGCCATAAGTTTCGATGAAGATCTGTCTTTCATCTTCTTCAAGCATATCGGGATTGAGACCGTCACGCAACATTAGCATCACTTGCGTAGACGCCTCCATTTTAACGGTGTGAGGATTAGGATCATTGGCCTTATCGTACATGCATTGGGCCATCTTCTGATAACGATACAGTTGATCTGGGTCCATGCGCTTGATCGTCTCTTCTATTGCAGAGTCGTTCCATATTGACTTGTCATTGATCTGGTCGATAATAATTTTACTCATTTTATTTATTAAAATACTACATAAATCATTCATCATGGGAATGTATGACAGAAATGTAACCCCGAAGGGTTAAATTTCAAAGAAAAGGGGTACATATATTTAGTTATCTGAATCACTATCGTTATTAATGACCTTCTTGTTAGAACATGTGACAGATGGTGAATCGGAATCGGAATCAGAATCGCACGCGATGGGTTTTTCACTGACCAACTTATTCTTCAAATGAGAGGATAAGCGGATGTCACGCTTAGGCTTTGACTCTATAACACTACTCAGGATTGCCTCTGAAAGCTTCAACTGAATGTATGGCTCCTTGGCTCCAATAAACACACTGTCGACCACAATCATTGCAATTACGCGACAGGTAATATTCTTATCGAGAAGCCTTACGACAGTGTCAGCTAGATCGAGGGGTTGATCATCGTTATCATAAAACTTAGTTTTCATGAAGTTATTACCCTCCACAACCTTAGCGTACATATAAACCGAGTCTATACCATTGTCCTGTTCTTTCCTTTTGACAATTTCCATACTCTCTACGTTAGAAGCCCACTTTTTGTCACGAGTCTTATTGAGTGCTGCGATCATTTCGCTTGTCATCAGTTCCTCCCTGACTTTACTCATAATATCTTCCAAAATCTTTATAGTTCCATCCTCAAGCTCAATATCGAGTAGTTGTTCATCCGACAGCTGCTCACCGTTAGCCTGCATTTCTCTCAACTTCCTGTCTCTCATGACAAACGACATTTTGGAGGGAGATGTTTCCTCGTAGCGCGAGATTCCATATGAGAATAGCTGAGTTGTCTGAATTTTAAGTTTGTCCAACTTTCCTTCGTATTTGTATTTA